GGGTGCGGCTGCCACTCTCCTGTGGTAGGTGGTGTTGACGGAGTTACAACACCACCTTTCTTAAAACCCGCACACAATTCGCCGATGGCACCAACGGTTTCCACTGCGCCGGTGTGTACAGTTCCGGCTACTTCAATGTCGGTATAATGTTTGGTTTGTTCAAACAGGATGCCGCTCATTTTGAAGTCAATTTTTACATCATCGCCAAAGGCTATAATGTTGGGTTTTGATACGATTGATACTTGCTTTTTGCCGGCAGTATCAAAAACTAATGCGCCGTTTTGTAAATAGATTTTTAACATAATTATTTAGTGATTAACGATTAATGATTAATTTGAGTTGTGGGATTTTTTGCTTCCCTTAATTACAGTGTTTAGGCGGTTTAGGATGACGTGAAGGTTGAGTTCGTAAAATTTGGTCTCGTCGTAAAAGTGGTCTCCCATAAGGTCGCGGTGGATGGCGAGCCAAGAGAAATTGGGGTTGCGGGTAAAACCCTCAATGACGTTGGGTTGTGAGTTGTTGTCAAGATTTGTTTGGGTTTGGGAATTGGTATTGGGAAACACAAAGGGGTATTTTTCTTCCAAGTTTCTTTTGCGCAGGGCTTTGTAATTGAGAACGAAAGCAAACAACTCGGCTTCAGGCAGGTTGTTAAAATAGTGCATCCGGCTGTTTGTTCCGTAAAAGGTAAAGGGGATACGGCGGTCGGTCTCACCGGTATAGTCGGGGCGTTGGGGGCGGTAGAGACAGGCGGCGGCTTCTCGGTATTTACCATTCATAATATATTGGTCTGCAAAGATAAACTCCTGCCAAGTGGTGTTTGAAAATCCGGGCTGGTAGCCAATAAATTGCTGCCCGCCTGTTTCAATGTCGGGCAAGAGTTGTTTGCTTATTGTGGGAACAGAAATAAAATCAAAGAGACGTTTAATGGAATAGCGTTGAAAAAAATTGAGTTTTTTCCAAAGTTTTTTCTCTATTTCTGTTATGGCAATGTAATAAGCATCGGATTCAATACCTGCGGCGGCACGAATAATCTGCTCTGCTGTGAGAATAAACTGCTCGCGAGTCATCTCATCAAAGGTAGTGGGGAGTTGGTAGATAAATTCTTTTTTGGAAGTGGTTATTTTTAGTTCGGTCATTTCCATTGGCTTTTATCTACTTGATGGCAAAAGGGAGTTTTTGAGCAAATGGTATAGCGTACTCCTACATATCGCTCTCTAACATTCTGAATTTGAACAGCGGATACATCTTCGAGCAGGAAATCTTTAATCACCATACAGGCGGGGTCGTATTTGTCATCGTTCATTTTGCGGATTATTTCATCTCCAATTTTCTCGCAAAGGTCAAAGGCAGTGTAAATAGCGTCATAATCGCCGTCATCTTCATAATCCTGCACAATGATAAAAGAGGAATCACGATCTTTGAAACTGTTACACGCTTGGTCTGATGTAAATCGTATTTCGCTGCTTTCCTGTATTAATGCGGGAAAATTTACCCTGTCTCTCAAACCGGTGTAAAATTCTTCTAATTCACCTCTAAAATAGTGCGGTTCTTCCGGTGTATGTGCCAAGCAAATGTGCAGACTTGCAAGTTTTTGCATATAATCGCCAAATGCTTTGGCAGTGCTTTGATATTCCATAACTATTTTATTCTAAGTTCACAATCGTTGCGTTTGCATTCGTAGGCGCGTGATATTGCCAATTGGCGTTCCAACTCAATTTTATCACTCTCAATTTGATGAGATTGGCGTTTGATGGTGATAATGAGTTCGCGCTGTTTGTCGTTTAATTCATCGCGCTCTCTGTCGTTGGCAATAAACTCTTTAATGAGTTGTTTTTGGTACTCTATTTGCTCGGTCAATGCTCTAAATTGCTGACTTTCGAGAGTACTCTCTTTTTCTTTCATTTCTAAGGCGCGAAGTTTTTTCTCTCCCAAATACTTGATAATACCCCAAATGGTGGTACCTCCAAGAAAAAAATTGAGAAGCGTAGAAACGAGGGTTAGGCTTTGATATGAATATTCCATAGGGTTTAAGGTTTATGATTTTAAAATTTAAGGATTTAATTAGGCTACGAAAATTTTTTTGTTTGTGTTGTCTCGGCGGATGTTTTTGGTAGGTGGGGCGTTGTTTCCGGCAAAGGCAAAGTAGGCGGGGTAGTCTGTGGGGTATCTTTTGAGGGTGTCAATAACTCCGCTGATGTAAAGTTCCGCCTTTTTGGTGTATTCTTTACGAATTCGCTCCAACTCTTCCGGCGGAACAGGGGCATATTGCACTTCTGAAATACGGTTCGCAATGGCGGTTTGAAAAATAAGACCTCTGTCGGTGGGCATTTGGTGCAGTTCGGCTATCCCTTCCGCTATTGCCATAAAAACTACAAACTTTTTAATTCCGGAAAGAATGCGGGCATATTTTTCAATGGTTGGTTCGGCGGTAAGCAACTCCAAACAAAAAGCATTACCAAGTTGGTGTCGGAGTTGCAACTCTTCAACAGAAGTAACAAAGTATTTCATTTTCAAAAACACTAAACGCGAGGAATTTATGTAGTAGATGGCATTAAATTCTTTGGTGTTTTTGATTAATGAGTTTTCGGTGGCAAGGTGGCAGGGACTTTGTAAAAACTCAGGCAACGTTTCAAGATTTGTTTCGCAAAACTCTAAAATGGCATCTAATTGGTCAAAGCCTTCATTTTTAAGGTTATCTTTCAGGGCTTCCGCTTGATAGCGATACAGGCGGCTTTCACCGGCATTGTCGGCTGCTCCCTTGTCGGAAAGGCTTACCGAAAGAATATCATACTCTTGCCAAAACGCAAGGCGAATGAGTGCAAACTGACAAAGGGTAAGGAGTTCGTGTAAACAAAACTGTTTTTTCTTTTTGGGTGTGTTGTAATAGTTTACAAGTTTGTTAAAAAGTTTTTCGCCCAGCAATGGAATGAGATACTTGCGCTCGCACAGGGCTATTGCCGGCGCAATGCTGCGGAAAGAACAGGTAACGTTTACGGGCAGAAACTTTTTAAATTCTTCTGCCTTTGTATTGTATTCGGCTTTAAAGAGTTTTGGTGTCATGCTAATTTTTCTTCTGTTGATTTTCCGGTGTCAAGGGTGGTAAGTATGATATTTCGGTAAATGAGTTCGATGTTCGGGATGCCGTTAAACTCAAACATAAGTTCTATTGGGTCTAATACTTGCTGTTTTTCTATGTAGTTGAGAATGAGCGAAACCAATAATCCTTCACGAATGTTTGAGCCACTTCCGGCGTTTCCGCTGTAGGGACCGCCCGGAAGTCCGGCACCGAGCACTGAGGGATTAACCATTAGTGAAAACAGTATCTCGCTGTTTGCTGCTGCGGATGTGGATAGCCGGTCTTCTGCCTTGATGCTGTTTTCCAATCGTTCAATCTCCCACTTTTCTTCTGCTTTGCCGTTTTCGTTGAGCGAAAAGCCGGTGATGAGCGATTTGGCGGGATTATCCTCAGAGGTAAGATTTTCTTCAAATTCATCTAAATATTTGGTAATGGCAACTTCGCGCAACTTTGTAGATTCGTACGTCTCTTTTGGAAATCTTACCTCCCAAAAAGTGTCGGGGATTTGGATGTGCCACATCAGCGACATTGCATTTTTATAGGCTTTTTTCAAAAACGTAGGGATTTTATGGGCGACTTCTATCCAGCCAGAACGCCAAGCGGTATCCCAATCGGGCAGAGCGTAGAAGTCGTTGTTGGAAAAATAGTTGCGAATGCGTGGAAATGCAACGCATCGCCCTTTTAGTTTACCCTGTATTTTAAGGATTTGCAAATGCAATGCAGGGTCGTTTTCATCAAGTAGATCCAAAACGGTGGCTTTCTCATCGGGAAAAGTTTGGTCAAAGTTTCCGAACAGAACGAGTTTTGTTTTGTCAATACTCAGGCGGCAGTGCCGGGGATTGATGGCGTTTACTCTGAGAATTTTCTCTCCGGTTTGGTCAAAAACAAAAATGGGGAAACAGTTGCCGAGTTTAATTAAATCGCGAAATGCGGTAGTATGATAGTTGCGAAAGGAGTAGCCACGCAGATAGTTTAATACTTCCAAGTTGTTGGCAGGTTTGTAATTGGGTTGGCAGTTTTCACCCATTCCGGCGAGTGTCATCGGGAGAACGCCCTGCCCGTAGCAGCAGCGGCATTTGTAGTTAAGTCCGGTAGATAGTACGCCTGTTTTGCCGATGATGTCAAGTGCCTTTTCCGGGTAGCGGTTGTCGTTTCCCCAGTAGGCGTAATCTGTTTGGTTGTGTGTAAAAACGCTAACAACTTCTTCCTTTACCTTTTCGGCGGTGGTTACTGTTTGCCCATACGTTCTGTCGCTTAGAAACATTAATGGCATTCCCGATTTGTTAAAAATTACTTCCATATTAAATTACAACTTGTTGTGAGTTAACAGTTCTAATGTTATCAATGGAAACAGGGTAGATGTGCCCGATGGGATTTCCGTCTGCATCAACGGCTTGGATGCCACGCAGACGGTTGGCGGTCATATTGGCACGCAGTCCGGTAACTTTTGCACGGGTAATACTAACCAATTCCCCATCTTTTTTATAAAACTGAATGGAAAAATAGTTTGGTTTTCCTTGCGAATTTTCGCGGGTTTCCATTTCTTTAAGCGCATCGGCACGTTTGATGGTATTGCTCATAACTGTTTTTTTCGGCAAAGGTAAAACGAGCCGGTTTTGGAAGTGGGACAGAAAAATAACTATTCTCGCTTCAGCAGGAATTGTATATAAAGGTCTCAAAAAATGATGAAAAGATTTTGCGGGCAAAATGGGTATGAGTACCATACGGAAAGCGGTTAGCGTTCCCTTTTCGTTATTTTTTACCGCTTGCCGCCGCACTCGTGCGGCGGCGCGAATTTTTGAAAAAAGAGAGTAGGCAAAAAAAAGAGGGCTAAATTTGCCCTCTTTCTGCAAGTGAGTAATAATCGTATGATGTAATTACTATGCTGTCAAGCAATACAATATCCAAAATTTTGGCTGCGCATTTTATTCTTTCTGCTGCTAATTGGTCTTCCGTTGATGGTTTTGTGCTGCCGCTTGGGTGGTTGTGGCAAACTATTAAACCTGTTGCGTTTTGTAGTAGTGCGCTTTGTAAAATCTGGCGGATGTTTATCAAACAATTTGTTGTTGTGCCTTCTGACACTTTGCCAACGGATAAAACTCTGCCGCTTTGATTTAAGTATATTGCATAAAACACTTCTTTATAATCAATGTTTTTCTTCATTTCCTCAATTTCTCGGATAATCTTAACAATATCTGTGGTAGTCTCAACGATGGGGCGTTGTAATAAATCGGAGTGGTTTTTGTAGGTGATTTCAACCTCTGCTACTTTTAATAAATCGGGTGTGTTCATAAGTGAAAAATTAGTGTATTTTTTAGAATGTTTATAATGTTGATTTTTAGTTTTTTAGTTTCGTTTTTTTCGTAAAAAAAACGAATTAATGTTAATGTTAGCCGCCTCTCGCCCTATCCTGTGAGGTTATAACCAACGATATTTTTTAAGGAAATATGATTATGGTTATAACCTCACGCGGCGCGGTTGGGTGGCAAAAATGATGTTAGTTAAAATAAATATTGTCTAAAATTATGCCGTTTTCGGAACGTCTAAAATATAGTGGGCTTTTTTGTAGGGTCTTTAATACTCTCTTGGTGGTTGTTTGTATTACTGCGGCAAATTCTGCGGCGGTATATGTTTTTCCAAACTCTAATAAGTGGCTATATTGTTTGCAAATGTTTAATATTAACATTCTGCCCCCCTTTCTGCTGTGGCTCTAACTTGTAAATTGCTAAAAACGTAACATATCGGGTAGTGTCTGTTTTCTAATTCGTTGGCGGTGTACTCCTCGCCCTTGCTTTGCGCCTCATCTTCTTTTTGTTTTCCTATGGGCTGCCCCCATATTGGAAACGCTTTTTCGCCTTTTCTAACGGTTGCGCCCTCTTGTTTCCATTCATTAAATTTCTTAAAATCGGTTATACCCTCTTTTTTATAAATGAAATTTAGAATAAAAAAATTTAGCGGTCGGTTATTCAAAAATAGGGCTGCCTCTTGGCTTGGGGCTTGGTTTATTAACTCCTCTTTAATTTTTCGGGCTGCCTCGCTTGCATTTGTGAGGCGGTTAAATTGTTGTTGGCGGTTTGAGAGTTCTTTTTTTTCTTCGCCGTTTTGGGTTAATTCTTGGGTTGGGTTTAATTCAAAATTTTGCATATTTTCGCGTGTTTAATTGTTTATATATTACGGTTAAATTTAATAAGGCGGGGCGGTTTTAGCGGTTGCCCCGCCTTTGTTTTTTGTGTTAAGGGTTAAAATTAGGCGGTTAATAGTTGCGTTTCAAGTTCTGTTTTTTTGTCGTTCATTTCAGAATATAACAAGTTGCAAAACTTTCTTATTAAGTCGGTATTTGAGACGGTAAACGTATCAATATAATTTGTGCGGTCGTATTTGTCGGTCTCTAAAATCTTAAAAGTGATTTTTCCGCTCTTGGTTTCAAACTCATTTTCATTTGCTAACTCGTTAATATAAAGTTGCAAACTACCCATTGAGTTAATAAATGTTTCTCTGTGTAGTGCCAATTTTTTTTTGAAATTCAGTTTTGTAAGTTCTACATCAAGGCGTTTTTGTAACTCTTCAAATGTTTCCGCTGTGGCGGTCGCTGTGGTGGTGGTGGTGTGTTCCGTTGTTTCGGTCGCTGTGGTGGTAGTTTCCGCTGTGGCGGTGGTGGTGTGTTCCGTTGTTGCGGTCGCTGTGGTGGGTGTTCCGCTTTCGGTGGGTGTGGTCGGTGTTCCGTTTTCGGTGGGTGTTTCCGTAACGGTCGCCGTTTCTGTGTTTTGGTTTTCTGTGCCGTTTTCGTTTTTAACGGTTTCTTGTTTTGTTTTTACTGCGTTTGCAGTGTTTTTTGAAAATTGATTTTTCATAATAAAATAAATTAAATTGTTAATAATGTGGGACTTGCGCCCCTTGTTAAATTGTGATTAAAATTTGTAATTAGTTAAAAATGTGTTTTGTTTATTGCTTTTTGCCTGCTCGCCAAAATTTCAAAGAACGTTAAATATTTGTTTTAGTGGTGGTTGGGGGGTGGTGTTTTGTTTTCCCCCCTTGTTTCTGTAACAAATTTACACTTTTAATTTTACGTTCAGCATAAAAAAAAACTTTTTTTTGCATTTTATTTAACTGTATATCAATAAGTTGTAAAAATTTACAATATTTAACCGTTTTATTTACAGTATTTTAACAAATTTTTGGAAGTTTTTTACTGCATATCTGCAAATCGTAACACGTTTATAATCAATATTATAAACACATTTTTTGCACTGTTTTTGCCTCAAAAACGGCGACTTTGTAAATGGTTAAAAAAATGTAAAAATTGATATTTTGCGCCTTTGATTTTCACCCGCGAGCCGTCCACTTTTACTATTACACTGCGAAGCAGTACCTTGTTTGTTACGAGTAACAAGTTACGAGTTACAGGTTTATTATTTATTTTCCTATTCTGACGGGCATAAATCGCTCTTTGTTTCCTTTAATATGGCTACCGAATTTCGTCCACACTATTTTGTCGGCAGCATCGGAAAAGTGGGTGGCTTCCTCCGGTAATACTCCCGAAGTTTTGCGCTCGCTGCTTTTATCTTTTTTCAGTTCTCTGTCCACGTCTTTAATCATTGCATTATTCATAGAAATAAGCGTATAACGGCACTTATAGCCGTTAAAACGCACTAACGGCATATCTTTTCGTTCCTCTCTCAAAATTAGCCCCCAAAGAAGATATTTATCGCTCTGCGGCGGCTCCATTCCTTTATGAGAATGTTCAATCACTTCCCACCCCGCTTTTTTGAGGTAGGATATGGCAAGTTGGTTATAACTCATAGAATTGATGATATTTGGGTTTCTACTGTCGCCGTATCTGTCGCGGTAATAATGGAGTTTTTTATGCTGATGTGCGCTGTAATAGGCTGTAAACTTCTCACACAGTTCCTTAATGAGTACGTTGCTGTTTTCGTCCGGTTTTACGAAAAACTCGTTAATAAAATTTTGACAGATCTGTTTAGAAACGGTACCGGTAATAAAATCAAACTTCCGTTCTTGGCACACGCAAAACAAAGATATGCTGCTGCCCCAGTCGGGTACGATTTCCAACGGTAAATCAGGATTGCAGTCGCGGTCGAAAGCGGAGTTTTTAATCTGTAGCCGTGCAAAGTCATAATCACTCTCTTTGGCAACTCCAAGCAGTCGGGCATCATCTAAACCGTTGTAATAGATATGTTTCTGGTCGTTAATACTGTAAAAACAATCTTCCACTTTGTCAAAGAGAAAATTCATGATTTCAATCAAAAAAATCAACTGCGGCAGTGTTTGGCGGTTTTTTTTGATGTATGAGAGTCCTAGAAACTCCAAATTATCGAAAGCATTGCTCAGGGTAAAAAGAACGCCGGCAGAGGAAACAAAAGGGTTAATGCGGCTTTTTACCCGCACTATTTCGTTCCATAATTCAGCAAATTGCTTGGGGTTTTCAATATCTAACAGTTCTAATTGCAGTTTTACAATTCTATTCCATATTTCAAATAATCTTATGCCCGCTTCTTTTTCGTAATAGTCAGCATATTCCAACACCCAACGTCCATCGCGGGTGGACGGCATAGATGTGGAATATTTATAACCGTGGTGGAGATAGATGGGTTTGGAAGATTTGGACCCAAAAAACTCTAAATTACCCCTGTTTGTAGGCACTATTTCTTGGTCGTACTGCTCTTTATTCAGCGTAAGTGTTTCATCTGCAATCTCAAAATCCACATTACAACCACGACCACTGCCGGGTTCACTTTGCGAAATAAGCGCAATGCGCGTGCCGTTTGAAAAGGAAATGAAATTGTCGTATTTGTTAATTTCTTCATAAGAACTTTCAAAAAAAGAGGGTGGTTTCTTTCCGATGACGTAGTTTATATCTTTTTGATAGCCAAGTTGATTTAATATTTTCAGACTACTCGGCAGGGTTCGGGTAAGGAGTTGCCCGTAGGTCTTGCCGGTAAGTGCAATCACACTTTTGGGCATCTGCCGAATCAGTTTATCAAGCCAAAAGCCGATGTCTGCCGATTTACCGGTTCCGCGACCTTCCACAGAAACGTGGCATTTTGGCTGAAGGATAAAACCGGGAAGTTGGGCGCGGTTGCCGCTGAGTTTGATTTCCATAATTTTAGTTACAAGTTACGGAGTTACGAATTATGAATTAAGGATTTCGTAGGCGGTATCTTCGCCAATTTCGTCATTCATACCGTTTAAAATTTGGCGACGTAATTCTAAGGGGAGTTTCCCAATCAATTCTTCGGAAAGTGTCAGCGCGTGTCCGTTTACATTGAACTGAATAAAAATTTGGTTGCTCTCCATCAAGCGCGGGTCAATCTGTACCGGTGGGTGAAGGGCAAGGTATTTTTGAAGTGTGGAAAGGTTTTTGGCTTTTGCTGTTTCGTTACCTGCGGGATTGGCTATTTCTTTCATAAGCCAGTCTAAAAACCACCCCTCTAAAAAATCTCTATCAATCGGCTCATATTTGTTCCACAGGCGGCAGGCGTTGCGCACGTCCACAAATGCCTGTTCGCGACTCAAATCAGGAAAACGTGCCTGCAGTTTGAGAACGGCAACGCTTTTGCGTGGGTATTTTCTTAGAATAGCGTGCGCTGTTCGCAAACGCTCTAAAATTTCCTGTTGTTTTTCGGATAGTGATGCACTTTCACCGGTGGAATAGTACTCGGAAATGGCAGCAAAGTCATCTTCGCGCAAGGTGTCTATACTTCGGTGTGGCTGTTTTTGTAAGGCGTTGTTTTTCATAGTATTTCAAAGGCTTCTAAATTATCTTCTTCCGATTGTCTAAAATACTTCAGCATTTGCAAAATAGCGGGTTGTGAGGAGTTTAAGGCGGCATCCAATACGGTTTTTCTTATTTCTGCCTGCGCGGTTAAATATCCTTTGTACCAATGCTGGTAGATTTCTCCCTGTTCTTCTCTAAACTGTCGGGCGACCTCTTTTAAGTCGTAACCAAAATTGGCGGCAACTTCGCGGAAAGAAAAACCGATTCTTCCTAATTGATAAACTTCATTTTGTTCTTGCTGGGTTAAACTGTTCATTTATAATTTCTAAATCGCGGTTATAAACACTGTCAATTACTTGAATAATACCCCTTTCGGGTTGTGGATTGGTGGTAAAATTGAGGCTGCCGGAAACGGATATTTTCCACTCTGCATTGGAAAACAGGCACAATTTGGCGTGCACCGGCGCAATGGCAACAGGGAAATTGGCTTGGCACATCTGTAGCGGTATGGGATTGCGCACCTTGACGCGCGGGTCAATCCAAAGGCGAAAATCGGTAATAAGTCCATCCTTTATTCTGGATAAAATTTGAGTAACCGCCTTTTCGGTGATTGCCCAAGTACACGCGCTCACGCTACACGCGCCAATTTGCCGGCAAACGTAATTTATTATGTCGTGCATTGCGTATCTGCCAAAAGTCCAAAAGTTTATAACTGCACCCTGTTCCAATTTGCCAATGTGCTTACTCAAAATAGTCCACGGTTCGCCGACAAAGGAAACCGATTCCGGAAAATAGTGGTCGTAAGGATAATGTTCGGGTTGCTGCCGTTTTTTTTCACTGCGGTCGGCAATACCTGTAAAATCTATGAGGCTCATTTTTTCTCGTCAATAAGTTGCAAAATTTTCTTGTAATCTTCTTTGAGTTGCGACAGTTTTTCTTCCAATTTGTCTTTGAGCGGCGAGGCAGGCATAGGGTTGGGCTGCTGCGCTTTGGTGAGACTTTGGTATTGCAGGCGGTTTTGAATTTTGTTAATGGCTACCATCACAGCCTGTTTTTTCTTCATCAACTCAACGCCGGTAAGGGATTGAAAGTTAGAATCGCCGCGTTGGTTCGGCGTTTCGGTAATGGTTTTTGTTTGCTCATTCAAAAGCAGCGGCAGTTCGGGCGGAATAACGCCGGTAGCAAAGTATTGTTCTTTAAGAAGATAAATCTGTTCGTAGTGCCCAATTAACGGCAGGCGTTCCTCTAACAATGTTTTACGCTCTTTAACAATATCTTCGCTGTTACTCTCTCCCAATTCGTACAATCGACGGTGCATCGTAGAAATTTGGGTAAAGAGTTCGTAAACAGCATTTTTTGCCTCTCTGATAACTTGTGGTAATACAGCAATAGCAACACAAGGGGCGGGCTGTTTAAGAACTGTTTGCGACAGGGCGTTTTCCTCAAAAAGAACCGTAAGCGGAATACCGGTGAGTTTTTTGAGTTCGTAAACTAATTTTTTGGAATGAGTGGCGGGGTTGCCATTTCTAAAATATCGGGCAAGCATTCTGTTTTTATGATGCTTCTCGAAAAGGTCAACACCCTTAAAATAATCTTTGTTTGGGCTTTGTAGCCAAGTTTTAATGTCGTCCATATCTTTTTTTGGTTCAAAAATAGGGTGGATGGTGCAATGGTGGTAGGACTAAAAAAGCCGGTAATGGAGTTACTTTGCATTAAGAAAGAAAGCCGCTTTTAAGTGAGCGGCTTTCCAACCAAATAAATAATTAAAACAAAAAGTAACAAAGTTTTGGGTTTCCCCAAAATGTATCAAGGCGGTTTATCCGCCTGCATATTATCCGCCACCGGAAATCTCATCAAGGTTAGTCCCTGCATATATTTGTGCGGTGGGTGTATCGTAAACAAAGTTGAGCGTTCCGCCGTTGTTGTCCGTAACGGCTTTGCCGCTCGAAAGTTCGGCGTTGTCGCCATATTCTACGCCGCGGTTTTTGTCGCCAAGCAAGTGAACATCTCCGTTGTTCAATCTTGCTAAAATGACAAGTTCGCTGTTCATTGTAGAAGATACCAAACCCAGCAGTTTGGATTTAAAGCCGGGATGATAGATTTCAAGGGTGGCTTTTAAAGAGCGTGCGCCGGTAGGACCCTGAAGCGTATATTTGAGTTCACCGAGGTCTCGGCTACTGTAAATGTGATAAAAGCGTTTTGCGCCTTTCATGGTAATGTTGCCTTCCAAAACGGCAAAATCGTTGTAAGAGTCTCTTACGTTGGGAAGTTTCGGGAAAATGTCAACATCTTCCTTAAAAGCGATGTAAACATTTTTTACGCCGCTCATGTTGTTGCTGCAACTTGCCGCCATATTGAGATCTTCCATCTCTAAAGAGCAAATTAATTCTTCTGTTGCCATATTTTATGTTTTTAAGTGATTAGTGATTCATTGTTTATTGAGTTACGGCGCGGGTTGGGGCGGGGTAGCGGCAAGGGTTTCTGAGGTAGTCCATACCATAGCATTGCAGGCAAAACCAACGGCTTCCCACCAGTGAATCAAAAATTTTACTTCTCTGTCCACCTTTTGAATATCTACATGCACCTTGTCCAAATCGCGCTTGCGCAAGTGTAAAATGTTTTCTTTCAGTGTGGTAAAGATGTCGTTTGTACCATTCATACTCGGCAAACCAACCACAACGTGTTCGGTAAAATCTATCTCCGAATTGATTTTACTTGGTCCGTCAATAAAATAGTATCCATTGGCGCGTTTGGCGGTTTTAAAGGCTCTTGCCCATCTTTGCGCTACGAAATGGATAAGTCTCTTACCGGTATAGAGTTCCGATATTTTTTTGTCGTATAACTCTAATTGGTCAAAAATAGTAGTTTCGTCAAGGGTTTTCACTCCATCAATTACGTTAATGGGGCAGTCGGCGTGTTGTGCGCCAAGTCGTAACGCTTTTTTGAGTCCGTCCATACAGTTTATGGATAATCCGGCAACCCCCTCTTGAGGTTCCTGCCACTCTCCTTTATAAACGCCATTCAACTCCTTGTCTTCGATAGCCTGATTCATAAGGTATTCCTCCAACATATACTTAACAATGGGCCAGTTTTCTATGGTGCGGCTTGAGTCGCCCTCCAAAAAACCAAGCCAACTGCTCTCTATGTCGGTAGGAAAGAATTTATAATCAATCTTAATGGGGTGAAGTTCAATGGGGTTGGGTACGAATTTTACGCTGCCACGCGGAGTAAAACCTTTTTGAAATGCTTGCAATACCGGCTGAAAAAGCGGATTAGCCAACTTGAAAATAGTGTCGTTGGTAGGTAGGGTAGTGGCGTACTGTAAGGTCTCGCTCGGTTGCATAAATGCGCGTTTCAACCGCGCAATGTTTTGCCCCGCATCCTCATAATAATGCCCATATTCTTCTAAAATCTGTAAAATAGTTAGTTCTGCCATAATAATAGTGTTTAGTGATAATTGTTAATTTTTAATAGTTACAGTCCTGTGCTGATTTCTTGATAGTACTTGTTTGCTTTCTGCCAGTCGGCAAAAGTTACGGTCGGGCTGGTTTTCGGGTCTTCGCCCTCTACTTTTGCAGTGGCTCCGGGAAGTTTATCCACAATGGTTTTCAGGTCGTCATACTTCGATTGCAAGGCAGATAGCGCGTTTTGTGCGGTTTGTTTTTCCGTCTGGGCTGCCGCAAAAGTGGTTTTCAAATCGGAAAATTCCTTCAGAGATTTTTCAAGTGCCTGTAATTGCTCATCAGAAAAGGTTACTCCCTTTTCTTTGCTGTAGGTTTCATCTGTCAAACAGGCAGCAAGACAGAGAAATGGAAAAAGATTTTTCATAAGAGGTTGGTTTTTATTACTGTTTTTAGTGAAAAAAAGATTTTTCAAACTTTCGATAATGCTGCTGCAGGCGTTGGTTGGGGTAACTGTTTGACTTTCGGTTTCTTCTGTTAAAAAGTCGCTGTATTCCTCAGGCAGTGCGGGTAGAAAAGAGTTATCAAAACTCTTTTTGTCTATACAGGCTGCCTTTTTACTTTCATTATATATGTCGGTAACAAAGCCAAGACGTAATGCCTCGCTTGCTTCAATCCACTTACCCTGTCCGGCGTTGGCAACAAAAAGGGTTTCTATTTCGCCGCTGTTTTTGCTGCCGCACTTTTGAGCGTAGATACTTAAAATGAGTTTATTTACGCTCTTTTGGCTCTCTATTTCGGCGGCAAGTTGGGTTTCGTTTGCACGTCCTAACCAAGAAGAGCATTGATGAATGAGAAAAAGAGCGTTGCGGCTCATCTTGCGGATTTGTCCGGCTGCGGCTATAACGGTGGCAGCACTGGCACAAAGTCCAATAATCTGAGTGGTAATCTCTGCGGGGTGCTCTTCCAACAAATCGTAAATGGCTAAGGCGTGATTCACATCGCCGCCCAAACTGTTAATTTTAACGGTAATACGCTCTGACTTTAAGGCTTTAATGCGGGCAAGTTCTTCACTGATACAGGTAGCGGTGTTTTTGTTCTCGCTGTCCCACCCCTCGCCGATAGAGCCAAAGAGTTCAATAATGCTCTCCTTTTCGTTGATATTAATAAATTGTAGTGCCATTTCTGTTTTTTTGTGCAAACATAACAGCAAACTACAAAGTAAATAAGGACACTAACCGCTACCCACCTTCCGGTAAATCATCTTCTTCTACTTCTATGTCTCTCTCTATGTGGGTATTTTGGTTGGTATCGGTAATAAAGAGCGGTTCAGTGCTTTCCCTGCCGAAAGAGAGCCGGTAGGAGTGTTCTCCTGAGGGCTTGTCCTCTCCAATATGTTCCCACCTGAAAACCAACGGCTCGAATAACGACCCCGAAAGCCATGTAATATTATTGTTGTCAACAACCTTTACCAACCATCTTTTATTACTCATCCTATTGAAAAGCGAATCCCATTTTCCCAAAGTGGAAACCATACGGCAGGAAATATCGTGAATATACCGCCCTTCTTCCAGTCTGCAACTGAAACAGATTTGGTCGCTTTCAATGATGCCAAAACTATGCCCTTGTTGCAGGGAAAGCGTTTTGGTATTATGACTTGTCAGCGTAATAGATTTTACTTCATCGGTGGCAATGATGCTGATTTGGCGGTTGCCTGTCATGTTAAAATCGGATACATTTTTTGTAATATTCTGCATAAACTAACTTTTAATACTTATTTTTTAACTCATAATTCTAAAAGGGACAATACCAACATTTTTTTTTATGTTCTTTTCGGGTAAACGGTAGGTGGAAGTTGTGTTAAAATCGGCAACATTTGATTTGGCAATTTTCTCTGTTTCAATCCAATGCCGCTGATAGTGTTTTCTCAAGGCGGAATAGTTTAATTCCTTTTCATCAAAACAGTGTTCGGCAAGGTAATCCTTAATAGCGGCATCGCGGGGCACGCCACCAAAAACGTGGCTGACCATCACCCGATAGCAAGCGTCAAAGAGAATTTGCCGGTAGATGTGATTGCTGATGGCAACTTGCTGCACAGGAGGAATATCCCACCCGTAGTGGTTGTAATCCCAAGAGGTGATAATCACTTTTATTTTCCTGAACTTTTCATATTGTAACGGAACTTGGCTGGGAACGTTAATCTTTTTTCGGCTCAGTCCAACCGAAATAAAATCATAAAGCAAACTCCCCCGCAAATCATAAAGATCACCCACCTTTTGAAAACCGTTGTCAATAAATCGAAATACTGCCGGATGTACCCGGATAACCGTACTATAAATTTTGCTGCTCTTACTCATAAAAAAAATTTTTTCTTACAAAAACACTCTTTTTTCCCATTGACAACATTGACAAAACCAAAAAAATATAAATTATTGATTATTAGTATTTTCATAAAAATTGTAACTATTAATTTTGTCAATGGTGTCAAATTTTGTCAATGAGGCTTTCTCGTTTTTCTATTTTGTCAATGCGTGTCAATGGGTTGTCAATGGCTTTTTTGTATGTAAGTTGCTGATTGTATGCGTTGTCAATGTTGTCAATGTTGTCAATGCGAAAAATCGCGCCAAAGTCAAAAAATATTTTTTTTTATAGAAATATCAGTATGTTTATTAAACAACTGAATTTGACTTTGTTAGATTTTTTTACGCTCTTTTTCTATTATGTTTCTTTCATTTTTACTCATTTTATTGTTTTTTATACTCTATTTCATCTCTATTCATATCTTCTTCCCATACAAACTCGGTATCGAGATTTAGCGAGGTGCGCTCTGTTAATTTTTCATAATCGAAACACCACGCATTAGGGCGTTCGTATTCATGACAAATAGAGCCATCGCCCGGCACAAAAGTTGTTGCACTTCTATCCTGCAAGTTTTTGATGGATTTCTTAAACCGAACCTGATGCAAGCCAAGAAATTCATCACAATTTTGCAAATAATACTGCAGGGTTTCTTTGGGCAGTTTTTTCTCCTGATTGTTTTTCTTTGTCTGTGCGTAGAGAGAAAAAATACGATTGGGATTCATAAACAGTACGCGCATTTGGCGTATGTGTGATTGAGAAAGGCATTTGAGTTCCTGCACCTCTTTCACTTGAAAGTCATATTTATTTTCTACCAACCCTGCGCTGAAAAGTTCCTGATAGGTATTCCAAAAATCACACACTTCGTTGCCAGCAAAAACTTCATCGTTTTGGCGGCTAATCATTTGAACAAAAATATCTACCGTTTTTTCGTAATCAAATGGAAATGAAATTTTGTCTTTGATGCAACGGAAAGCAGCCAAAAGAACGACCCAGTTTTTTAAAATGCGGTCTTCAATTTTACTTTTCTCTATTTTCTTTAAAATATCTTCTGTTGCCAAATGGTAAGAAAGGGTGTAGTGTTCTTGAATATGAGAACGAAAAGAGAGTAAAACAGAGGTTAAATGTGTCAGCCCCTGTTTTTCAAGTTTCTTAAATTTTTCAAAGTTGGATTTCGCCTCGTCCGAAAATTTTGTTTGGGTAAAGGATAGAAAAATAACACGAGAAAATAGGGCGTTGTCGGCAGTGGTCATCTCCTGCCCTGTTAAGATGATGCCGGTATCCACTGCCGACATCTCTTTTTTTCTGTCTTTTTCCATATTCATACGGCTGCGCCCCACGCCATCCCACAAACCTTTAAGAAACTCAATCTTCTCATATTCAACGCTGTTTTTATACTCGTCAATATGACAAAGGGCATTTCGGGTATGGGAAACATGGTCTGCCATCGCCGCAATGGTGGAGTTAGTCATATTGATGCCCACAGGCAAGTCGCCAAACAGTTTTAACAAACTTACCGCAAGTTCGCTTTTTCCAGTGCCTTTCGGTCCAAAGATATTCAGGATGGGAAAAAAGCGAAAAACGGACACTATAATATCTCTAAACAGACTTGCCATATAAAAACAGAAACCTACAACGGCATTTTCGCCGTAAATGGTTACCAACTTTTCGGTATATTCGTACAGGGAGATTTTACCGCAGATATATATAAAACGGCGTTCAAACACAAAGAGCGTATCTTCCTGACGGTAAAAAGAGGAGAGGGCAGGAATGTAATAATGCTCTCCCTCAAACGCTACGATGCCCAACTCGTCCACTTCGGTAAAAGTTCCGGATGAGAAAATGCCGTTACTCCACGCAAAAAATCCCTCCTTTTGCCACCCTAACTGCACTATCTCCTTGCAACTCTTTGTCTTCTCATAGAGGTAGGCTTTTACCTTGCTCAGTCCATACTCGCCGCCATCGAAACGGAAATTACCAAGCGACTCGCATTTGAGCCGGAAAGCAGAAAGTGCAATAAGGTCTTTTTGAGCCAGTTCCAAAACCCTGACTACACCATATTCATTTTTGAGACGGTACAGTCGCTTTGCATTGACGGCAGACTCAATATGAAAAAGAGGTTCAAGTGTAAAATTGCTGCCCTGATAAAAGCCCTCTCCTTTGGGTGCGTAAAAGTAGTAACAATTTCTATCTTCGTAAAAACCGTATTTTTCAATAGACTTGTTTTGCTCATTGCTTCTGCCGTTGGTGGATAACTCTTTTTGAGATTGCTTTGCCTGTGCAGCACTTTCCAACTCCTTTATCACTTTCATCCATAAGGATTTGGGTTTTAGAATTTCACTGAGAGATTCAATAATGGCAATACGCTGACTTTCGGCTCGGTCGTAGAAAAGCGAGGCAATCTCTTTAATTGCAAAACTTTTCAGTAACGGGTCTGCGGCTTTTTCTATCCGGTTTTGTGTGAGCCTTAATAAAAAGTTTTCCCTGTGTTCAGAGTAAAATTCGTGAAAATGCTCGGCAGAAGTGAAAAAAGTGTCGGGGTCTTGTTTCTTTCCGCTTTCACTGTTAGGGAGTGTTAGCAGGTAAACATTGTAGCCTGCCTCTGTTATCCTTTTGCCGTTTTTTTCTGTCGCCGCCTGTCCAGCCGCATCGCTGTCGTAAAGCAGGCAGAAATTTCGGGTAAATCTTCCCAAAATCCCAATCTGTTCATCCGTGAGAGCAGTGCCGCACGAAGCAACCGAATGAAGAATGCCCAACTGATGCAGTTTGATAACATCCGCATACCCTTCCACAATCACCACCGTATCTTCCTGTCTGATGTAGCGCAGTGCAAAATTTAACCCAAAAAGAATATTCTTTTTTGAATAAATGAGGCTCTCGCTACTGTTTATGTATTTTGGGGAATCGTCATCGCTTTCCGGCATCTTCCTACCGGAAAAAGCAATTACGCGCCCGGTAATGTCATAAATGGGGAAGATGATACGGTTTCTGAAAAAATCGTAATTGCCGCCATCCTTTCTTTGTCTAAACAGCCCGCTTTTCTCTAAAATATCCATCGAATAGCCGCTTTGCCGCAAATGTTTGTACAGCGAAGAATAATCATCAAGCGCAAAACCAATTCTAAATTCATCTAATATCTTATCACTGAAACGGCTGCGGATATATGCCAGACCCTGAGTGTTTTGCTCTAACTGCAAACTGTAAAACAGGGCGGTTTCTTCGTAAATTTTGTAAAGATGTATCTTCAGTTTTTCTTCTCTTTCCTGCTCTTGTGTCGGAGTAAATTCTTCGATGTGAATATTGTACTTGCTGGCAAGTTTACGGGCGGCTTCTATAAAGGTAAGTCCGTTTTTTTTCATTAGAAAATCTATTGCATTTCCCCACGCGCCACAACCGAAACACCGGTAACTTCCGGTACGGCTGTTAACGTAGAAACTGCCGTCCTTTTCATCGTGAAACGGACAGATACCCTTGTACAGCCAAGGGCTTGATTTGCGAAGTTTTACCCCTGTTTCTTCTACAACATCATTCAAATTGGCTGCCAGCAAGATGTCGCTAATTATCTCTTTTGAAATCATTTGATACGGTATTGCCAGCCAAGTCTGGGCGTTTGATTGATAAAGTCGTAACCAAAAATAATGCTTTGCCTTTTTACTCCAATGGTTGTCAAAAGTTCCAAACCGGCTCTTTTTTCCTTGATGTTGTAATTTGTGCCCGCACCAAGAGAAAAGGAAAAACGAGTCGCCCATTGCTCATTCACTACCGTATGGGTATGGATAGTAGGGCGATACACTTCGTAATCAAGTTTTGCCAACTCCAAACTGTTCTCCACCACTTTAATATCTGTTGTTGCCTGTATCACACTGTCTCTGAAGGCAAGTTGATAATATTTTTCGGTAAAATAATCCGCGATTATTTTTCCTGTATCAACCCGCAGCGTGTCGGTTCTGCGCTCTACTATTTTGTAAGGCTTGGGAAACGTTATGGTGTCCCGAAGTTTTAGCGTATCAACACGCACGATGGTAGTTGTTTGGGTAGTAGTTACCGTGCCTGTTTTGCAACTGCGGTGCAGCAGAATAACAATGATAACTGCGGCAAGGATTAGCAAAAGTAGTTTTATGTCAAATTTCATATTACAGGCTTTTGAGAAGATTAACGAGTTCTGTTTGAGGGTGGCAGTCGGTTTTGTCTGCACGATAAGAAGCGTGAGAGTAGATCCCCGCTTGCCCCTGCAATGCTCTGCGGCACAAACTCCAAATATCACTGCTGTAATGGGCGGGAATATTGTGCTTGCTTTGCAGAAAAATCAACAACGAATGCAAAGTGTCCAACTGAGCCGTAGTGTATTGCTCAAAATACTGAATGCCCCGAAATTTTTGTGTGGGGCAGTATTCATATATATATGTAACAGGTGGGTATCTTAAATCAGGTACAACTTTGCCGCCTGCGTAACTTATCGGGTAAAACTTGCCGTCGCTGTGCCTTGCCAACGCGCCCCAACTGTCCAACTCTATGCCGATGCTGTTGAGGTCAAGTTTGCAGTAAGGTACGCCCAAAGCGGCAAAGTCGGCAGTTTTACAACCGATATGCCACCCCCAAAACTCATCACCAAAACACCTGTGAATCCGCCCTTCCCTATCAATAATATAAGAAGTAGCAATGCGCTCTGCGCCTTGTAACCACCAATCTATATCACCATCTACACCCGGACCCGAAACCGTATGGTGTAGCGTAATCTGTTTTTTCTCTGTTTTTTCTCTGAAAAACTTGTTATCCGGAAAATTCCAATCTTTGTAAACTCTCATTTTTTTAATTTTTGATTTATATTGTTAATTTGTTGTGTTATTTTTAAATTACCTTGTGCTTCTTCTCTAAGGGCATCCAAAATGCGGTAGTCTATCAACTCCCCTCTAACTACCTTGTATATTTTACTACAGCTACAGCCAAAACGCTCTGAGAACGTTTTGGCATAGCCGTGAGGCAGATAATCGCTCAATGTTCCAAGTCCACGCTTATTCATACTTACGATTACTAATGATTTTACTAATTTTTATCACTGCACTTTCTTTTTTAGGTTATTGTACTTTGCATTAAGCAGTTTCATCTCGTTGCGTTTTCTGTCAATACGCTCAACATCAATCTTTGTTAACTTGCGGTACAAATCTTTTTCGTTTACCTCCGGGGATTCTTTTCGCATAATCTCGCGCACGTTAAAATTCATGAGCGGACTGTTAGGGAAGTTGTTTTTTATGTGCTTATCGATAGTTCTGGTATCAAAAATCTCTAAAGCCGACATAATTCTAAATTTAATGTGGTGTTCTTTTATCATCCGAATTGCACGGTCTGATAGGCATAATAGATCGGTCATTTTTTTTTGGTTTTTAGTTATTTATATTAAAATTTGTTTTATATTTGCGCCATTATTTGTAGCAACTAATGTAACAATAATTGCTACAAATACAAAACGTAAGTGTTTGAGGCAAAGATAGTTATTTTTTAATACAAACTATACAATGCCGAAAAAAAAACGAAAAATTGTTTTTTTTTATTTTTTTTCGACTCTCAAAAAAAATAAAACCTTACTTTTTTAGAAACATAGTAACTTTATAACTGCCTGATTAGCAGTTATTTTTAACTGAAAAATCGGGACGAAAACGAGACAAAAAACAAATAAATGCAGCAAATACAAAACAATTAAATGATTATTAACCAGAGATATACGAAAAATGATGTGCTTCTTTTCGCGATGTATAAACTCAGGGGTTCGAATCCCCTACGCGGTACT